AGTCGTTTGGTGGTGAATTAAAACCTCGGGGGGACATGACGGTGGAATCCCCCTGCAAAAAAAACTCGGTAACCGATTTGTTTCCGCGTGAGTAGTTGCATTTTCTACAGCTTGCGACGAGGTTGTCGGGGTCATCGAGCCCGCCTTTACTAACGGGAATTATATGATCCACAGTATCGGCATACTTGTAACACCAAGCACAGACCCAGTCATCGCGTTCAAGTATTCGAAGCCTTAGCTTCTTCCAAATTGCAGAGTTAGCCTTGCGCTGTGAGTGCATTGTCATCAATACCACCCCGCTCCAGTTTTGACCCTTCGAATCTCCCACGCTTTGAGAGCTTTGCAAGGTAGATCGTAACGATGTTTTATGTAGCGAAGTCCCCAATCAATCTGTGCAAAGCCATTTAGATTCTTTACCTTTTCGTTTCGTATTTGTGGAATTCCGTAATGAGATCCGTTTTTGCTTTTAGGATTCCAGTGTGATTCGTAAGTCCAGAGCTTTGATAGGCAGATAAATTGATGTTCATTTATTAGCTTTGAGTAAGCATAGAATTTGTAGATTTCAATTTCTTTCGAAGCACTTGCCGCATTGACCTGAGTCGGCTGTAACAAAGTTACACATAGCACGCCCATAAGCACCAAACGCCCGCGCGAGCTATCCGCCTCAGCGGCTCGCTTCGAGCGAGTGGAGCGTAGCCACCATGTCAAATGATTGTCAAGGTTGAGCGTATTCTTGAGCGTGTCCCACAGGGTGTGCATGAATTGTGTATAACTCATTTTTTAGATCCACCCCACCCAGTGCCCTTGAATGTGACCAGCGGAATTGTCCAGATCCGGCTCATTTCTTGATGGCAACAAAGAGGCGCGTCAATTCCGTTATTGATCGGACTTTCAATGGTTGCAGTCCAGCCACACTCATCACATTCAAATTCATAACTTGCCATTTAGCACCCTTTCGTGAACTTCTCTGAGAAGCTGGGCGTCAGCGTCAGCTCTTTCAGCTTTGGTCATGATTCGATTCTCTAACATTTCAATGCCTATGACGCCACAGCCCAGACATTCAACACAGACAATGCCGACGGGCAGACGATCATTGAAATCACCGATGAGCTTGTGATCTTTTGTGCTTTTGCAAATGCGGCACTTAAATCGAAGTTTTTCCATATGGGCTCTCCAATAGATTCTCGATGGGTTGAAGTGAGTCTTGTGTGATCCACCATGAATTTGTCCGGTCTTGACGGTAGCGTGGTTTTTTAGCCACTGCCACGGGTATCCACCCAGCAATTCGGTAATTGGGTGACTTGCCTACGACAAGCACTGCGATGTCTTCGGGTCGATCTAAGTCGCTAACAATCAAATGCCCCAGATTCCAGCGAGTCCATTTGACTTCGATATTTGCGCCCACATCGGCGAGAGTCTTGTAATTTGTATTTGCAAGATTCTCAATGGGAGTCCCGAAATGTTTTGCCACAGCAATCTCAGCTCCAATGGCTTCGGATTGTTGCAAGACAAATTCCGGAAAAGACATGCGCTCTTTGTCATGTTGATAATTGCGCTTTTCTGTAATGCCCAAGAATTGCGGCATGTAACGAATTGCTCTAATTAGCCCAATTTCGGCTTGTTTAATTACTTCACTCTGATCTAGGTCGATGTAGCTCATTTGCCCAGACACCCGGCGCAAGTAAAGTTCAAGTCGTCAGCGATCCCACCGTCCATCGGTTGCGGCTTTTGACAGACATCGCAACCATTCCATTTGCCTTCTAGTGGCAATCCGGGAGCTCCACTGAATCTCTTATATGTCCCGTCCGCGTAGAAGATTATTGCTTCACCCATTTGGGAGCCACACCCCTTCGCTTAGCGAGAAGTGATACCAAATCGTGTCGCATTGCTGTTGCTTTGTCACAGCTGTGCATTTGTAGCCGAAGTAGTCTTTTCCGGTTTTGTTTGATGTTCCTTTGAGCTCGACCATAGTGCCATGCTTACAGCTGGGCGGGGCGTCTTGTAATTTGCCCCCAAGCTTTTGCTCGATCTCAGCAATGGCTTCGGCGGCTTTTGGCACTCCGACCCACTCGTCCCATTTATTGTCTTCGGCTTTGATGTCAACAATTTCGGTCACTCGTTGCATGTCTTGAACCGTTGCGCGATTTACTTCGCTCGGAGTAAGTAAGCCAATTACTCTTCCATAAACCGAAGTCGTGCAGTTCTCGACCCAGTTTAATTGATTGACTCCGCGATCTGTTCGGATTTCAAAAGCGTAATCGACCGCCGCTGGCACGGTCTCTGTGTCGTCTCGGTAGGCTTCGGCTCTCATCAAAATGAAACCCTTGACCACATCAATGTCCTCGATGTAAGCGACCAGTCGCCCGGACGGAAATTCTGATCGGAAGCGTTTAATCCGAGAATTTACATCTTCATAATTTGTAAGGTCGAAGCTCATTTGCGACCAGCCCCAATCTGCATGCCCACTGAGCGACCCCGGTGATACCCCTCGGATCTACCTTCTCGAAAGCCTTTTGAGTAGGCCGCAAGACTGGCCAGTGAGACGATTGCGGCCAGTAGGAAAAGCTCCCACAGCCCTGAGATAATTTGCATTTGATTCATTGTTTTGCTCCCGTTTCAGAGAGCGACACTCGCGCTCCCTAGTTACAGGGTGAGCCATAAGGCGGGCAGTGTCAAGAATCCCGCTCGGTTTTGGGCGTGTCTTGCACGATTTTTTTGTCCTTGTCCTTGAGTCCATTGCTTGCCAATACTCCGCCCAGAGACCCGGTCAAGAAGATTGCAAGGGTTTTGAGTAAATCAATAAACGCCGCGTCATTTGGTGCTTGAGCCGCCACTGGTTGAGTTACAAAAATCAAAGCATAGACAATCCCAAGCGTCACAATTAGGAAAACGACCGACAATGTAATCCCAATGAAAAGAATCAATCTGGCTTTGATTTCCTCGGGCGAATACCTTTGGCGCATTTTTACTCCCTCGGCTTAGGTTTGACTATGTCGCCGAGTAAATCCTCGGTGCAGACTCCAGCCACTTCACACTCTGGCTTTTGGCACTCTGCCTTCTCCCAATTTTCAAAGTCTTGACATGGATAGCGTGTGTAGCCGTCATAGCGTTCACATGCTGAAAGAGCCAGCACCGAAGACAGTGCCAGCCCTAACAGGATAAATCTTTGGATCAATTACTTACTTACGCCGAAAGCAGAGTCCTTTGGATTGAGCCAGCGAAGAATGACGGGCAAGACTGCCGCGATTCCAGCTGACGCGATTGCTTTTGGATCTGTGTTGCCTGTGGCATAAACAGCTATTGCCGCGGCTAGAAAAGAGCGAGCCCATGAAGCCGCCATTGCTTTGAAGTTTGTCATTTTTTAGTCTTCTCCTTTTTTTTCGGGGTTTGTAGCTTTGGTAGGTCTCCCGAAAACTCGACAAAGTCCGGACGCCCGAAGCTGACAAATAACGAAATGTGACGATCCTTGACCATGACCATTCCACCATTTGCTTGATTCTTGTCCGAAGTGTTGCCTTCGATTGTCTTGACTGTGTCTTTATTGACTTCGATGACTCGAGCCACATGCTCCGGCTTTTTGCCACCGCTGAAATTCATAAAGCCCAAATCTCCAACTTTTGGAGTCTTGTGCAATTTGTTCATTTCCTTATATGCAAGCTCTCCGCCCGGTGTCCAGACAGTGTTCACGACTTTGACGCCAGCTTGCTTCTCGCACCAATTTTGAAAAGACCCACACCACGGTTTTCCATCAGCTCTGAAAGCTTTACCGAATTTCGTGATGTTGTCCGGTGTCTCAACATAGCCAATCTCCGCGATCATAACTTCGAGAAGTCTGGCGAGTGATCCTTTAGGCGATTCCATCGGTTGTCTCTGCAATTACGGGCGCAACAAATACGCCGTCGATGTAGCTCCAACCGATACCAGCCGGATTCTCTTCGGTGTATTCAACACATTCAGCATTTGTGGCAAGTTCAGCATTTTTCTTGTTGGTCGCTGAAATTACATTTATGACACTTGATCCTGATAACACTGCAAAATTAGCCATTTAATCTCCTAGTAATACAAGTAAAGGACGCCCGCGCCGCCCGCGCCGCCAGTTCCGTTTGTTGTTCCATTTCCGCCACCGCCGCCGCCGCCGCCGCCAGTTCCACCTGCGCCGCCAGTTCCGCCAGTTGTGCAAACTGTTGCCGCGGCTGTTCCAGCACCACCACCACCGCCACCTGATCCTGTTGCACCACCAGTTCCGACAGTTCCAAAACCTGATCCGCCAGTTGGAGCTCCACCATTTGCGCCCGCGCCAGTTGCACCACCGCCACCGCCACCTGCCGCACCATTTGAGACACCATTTGAATTACCTGCTCCACCGCCGCCGCCTGAAGTATAAAAACCAGCCCCGCCCGCGCCGCCCGCGAATCCAGCCACCCCTGCGCCGTTTCCGTTACCTGCTCCACCGCCACCGCCAGCCAATCCTGCTCCGCCAGTTCCGCCGTTTAGATTTGCGCCAGATCCACCAGATCCACCGCCACCGCCGCTATAACCCGCGCCACCATCCATTCTACTTGTGCTAGTTGATCCAATTCCACCAGATCCAAAAAAATAACCGTTAGCTCCATTTGAACCGCCATTAAAACCAGTTGAACGCCCAGCTCCAGATCCACCGCCGCCAATACTTGCGGTCGAACCACCGCCACCTGCTCCGCCACCCGCAAAAATTCCGCCATAACTTGTCACTCCACCCGGCGAGCCCGCAGTTACCGCATTAGTGCCGCCCGCGCCGCCCGCGCCGATTGTGCAAGTTGCCGAAGCTTGAGCCCAACCATAACTAACACCACCGCCGCCGCCGCCACCGGATCCCGAAGTGCTACCACCAGAAGCACCAGCTTGACCACCGCCACCGCCGCCAATTAAAACTGCATAAACATAATTGATTCCCGCCGGAATTGTTACTGATCCACTAGAGGAGATTGTTTGTCTAAGTGTTAAACCTAAGGGCGCACTGCCTTGAGAGATTACATTTGCAGTCGTTTGATTTTGCTCTGGATAAACATTTGCACCCATTATGCAATCTCCGTTCCAAATGCGTTGAATGAAAGATTTGCCGATGAAGCATAAACGCGAAGTTTGTCGGTTGTTGCCATCGTGATTCCAAGAGTCAAAGTGATAAAACCTGACGCTGGGATTGCTGTGTCATAAACCAAATAGTCTTTATTTGCAAGAGCCGCGCCCGCTAGTGATTGAGATATGCGGAAAGTCGCTGGGCTTGTTGAGCGATTTGTGATCACTATCGTGGACACTATCGCCTCAGTTGCCGCTGGGACTGTGTAGAGATCAGTCGAAGTCGTTGCCGCTGGGGCTGACTGCCCTAGTGTTTTGTAAGTTGTCGTTGCCATTTATTATGCTCCCATCAATAGAAAAGGGTGAGGATTCTCGCCTTTGAAATTTTCAATTTGGTTGACT